GCAATATATTTTCATATTAAAATTTTCGCAACTTTACAAATATAAACTTGAAACGTACCTAAATACTTTTGAACGTAATATAAACATGAATGATAGTAGTGTTGAATTGGAAGTTGTAATTAATCCCAATAACCCTCAGGAGAAGAAGAAAAACCGTAGAAGAAGAAGAGGCAAAGGTTCCAAACAAAACAAAAATAAAAATAAAAATTGGAAACCTAAACCCACGGTAGAAACTGAAGTGAAGATCGATGAGCAGGCTGAGAAGTCTGACGACGAGATCTCCATATTGATGTCATCCACTCCCGATAATACTCTCGAATCCGACAACGAGTCAGAGCTTAATACCGAAAGCAAGACTTCATCAGTGTCAATGTGTGACGAAGAGCTAGACCGTATCTTTCAAACGCTAACTCCAACACCAGGAGAAGTAGTTGATTTTAGTTTGTTAGATATGATTGATGCCAAGATCGATGCTGAAGAAGTTAAAGCAGACCAAGAATCTAAAACGGAAGCTGAACTCGAGTTGGAGAAAATAGCCAGGAAGAAAGCGAAGGCTAAGGCTAGGAGAGATAGGAGAAAGATGAGGAAGAGAGAGGCCGCAGCTCTTAAAACTGCCCAGGAGAATCCGCCGGGAGGCGAACTCCTAGATCAAAAGGTTGATGCAGCGAAACAAGGAAAGAAGGAGCATAAAACCTCACCGCAATCAAAGTGGCCAGCAATTAGGCAACCGAAGACAGAGAATACATCAGGGCCACTGTCATTGCATGTTGAAGTTTCATACCACATCCCACATTCCATGTATTTCACTGAAGCAAAGGTAAAGCTACTCAACAAATACCATCCTAATAGTACTTTGGACAAATTAGTTCGTCCTGACTGCTACAACCAACATCCCCTGTGTGCCGCCTTTAGATCAATAGGTGAAGCCCATATTATAACCCTCTGCATTAGAGAGATGGTGAATAATCGGAAGCAACAGGGTTTAATTCTTGACGTTGGTGGGTCAGCAACTCGACATCATAATAATGGCAAGCGCAAATTTATTCACTCTTGCGTGCCGATGTTTGAGGCCAAGGACTTACTGAGACGCTTCTCAATAGCAGGTAACAACTACTGCAGACATTTTTGGGGGGAGTGTGGACCTGAGTGTTTAGGCAAATACGGACAGGAGAGTTTTGCTATCTCTATGTCTGTTCATTCTTTATACTATTCGACACCTGATGAAATCCTTGTTAATTTACTGAAACAGGATATTCCAGTACATTATGCCCTAATTCATAGATATGCAGCTAAATCAGGCACTTTGATGGATGGGGAAATGAGTTATGTTCGAAAAGGGGAGGATGTTAGGGTAACCGCTATAGGGAACTCTAAGCCGTACACTCATAGTGCAATGGATTGGATGAATAAAGAGTATTATACTGACGAAAACGGCACTCTGGCCTGGGAAGTTGAGAGAGAGTTCGAAGACGTCAGTGTATGGAGATTTGTAGCTACTCCCGAACAGTTTGAGTTTGGTAGAAAAGTGGATCTCTTCGGTACGGATGATTATGGCAATCCAACAACAGTAATAACTATTGACGCCAAAAAGTCTGAGCCTGAGGAGAAAACTGATCTTGAAACCATAATGAAGCGTTGTTACAGAGCTTATGAACCAATGGGTGAAAAGAGTCTGAGAAGCTTCCTCTCACGAGTTGCGCGAGATGCCAATGCCTGTGGATATGAAGATCAAGTTGAAGTTTCTAGATTAGCCTCAGAGTATTATGTTAGTGTGGGTACAGTTATATCAAACCCTACTAACAGTACTCTTCGAGCAGCTAGACGTAGAGCACGTGCCTTAAAATTTCAACTACGAGGAATGAGTTGGTGGTTAATAGCATTATTCGTGGTACTTTTTGGTTTGAATGTTTGGAGTTTCTTCCACTCGTTTGATATAGGTTTGATCATTTTGTCAGTTTTGATCACCTGGTTGGGAGTTACTCAGCTATTAAGTACCCGTTTATTTGACTATTGTAGTGAGGGATATAAGCTACGCCCACTTTCACAATCAAAAATCTTTAAACTGAAGAAACCGGAAGAGGAAAAATGTTTTCCTGGATTGAGAGCTTATCCTATGGTGTTCCATCCGGATTACGTACCTTGCATACCGAGACGTTGTTGGCACAATTTCAATAATTGTATACAGCACAAAGTGTTATGCGATACCGGTGCTCCAGAATATTTTCCTAGCGAATTGCCGAAGTTATTGCAAGAGGTAGCTCGTAAAATTAAACATTCACTGTTTCCATTAGATAAAGAAGAATGGTTGAGCAGGTTCCCGGCTGCGAAGGAGAAGAAGCTTAGAGAGGAATGGGAGGAGAGAGAGGGTGACTTTTTAGATTCAGACGAATTTAACAAATCTAGATTTTTCATCAAAGCGGAATTTTACCCTGAACAGAAACCGCCGCGACCCATACATTCTGCTGGTGTAGAATTGAATTATTCCACTGGTAGATGGCTTGTGCCCCTTGGTGAACTACTGGCCGAGCTGCTTCCTGATTGGATATGCTTTCCGATCCATGGAGATGCGCTTGAGATAGGTAGTTTTGCCGAGAAATACAAAAACTCGAGATTAGGTAAGAGTGACTTTTCTCAGTATGATAGCACGCAACATGCAAAAGCATTATTGATGTTGTGTGATTTCTTCGAGTTGTGTGGCATGCCTAAAGTCAATGTGGATCGTATGAGGCTGGACACAAAGAGTATAAAGGTGACTTCGAGAATGGGTTTCTCATACCGAGCTAAGGATTTTCGTCTTAGTGGTAGGTCTGAAACTCTACTTGGTAACTCTTTATTGACTCTAATATTGTTCTTGGAGGTGTTTGGTGATGATTTGGATGCAATCCTGGTGAAAGGAGATGACGCGGTGGTCTTCCTGAGATCTGACTATGAAAGAGAAGAAGGAGAAATAGTCAAGCATTTTAGGAAACTCGGTTTCATTAGTAAGTTTAATTTTTGTAGTATTGAGGATGCTGAGTTTTGTTCCTCCTACTTTATTCCTTCTGAAAGTGGACTGATTTTGACCCCAAAACCAGGAAAGCTGTTAGCTAAGACATTCTGGTGCAAGAATACTAACTACAGTGAAGAAGAGCAAAAGGATCAGTTTGTTGGGATCCTCAAAGGCTTGCGTAGTCAGTTGGGACATATACCGGGCATTAGGGGATTGTATCAGCACCCTTTATATTTAGCCCGGTCACACAGAGTTGAAGCAATTCGAGATGAGTATAATGAATACTCCGAAGGCGACCATGAAGCAAACCTTGACACTTATATTTGGTTCGGTGACTTCTATGATGCGTCCGCTTGTGAACTTGAGGAATTGGAATCAGAGCTGTCTGAAGACCGATATCCTATAGTTCTCACATCGGAATTAGCCTCTAGAATGATAGAATCAGATTGGGGACCGAAAGGCAACTACGAACTTTTGGAAGAGACGCACGAGGCTAATGGATCCCGTGTAGTTTCCTTAGTGGGAAATGTTGTCCTGGAAGAAGTCCTCAAATACTATATCGGTTTGCCGGCCGCCCTTTGTATTGGCTGCTATGAAAGTATCCGCGAACGGAGCGTCCTCAATATCATGTTGCACGTACTTATTTATAATGTAGGCGTGAGATATGGCTTGAGCTTTGCGATTCTGATCCATCTACTAAATAATTTGGCTTGGGGCACCGCGGACCCAAAACAATTATATTTTAGTAAAAATATGGCTAGAAACAAGAATAAGAATAACAATCGCAATGCTCGCCCAAAGAAAAGAAGAACGAGGCGACGCAGACGTCGAAACAACAGAGCTGGTAAGAACATTTCCGTTTATGCTGAAATGCTTAGCAACCCCTGTTCTCCAATTTTGGTACCAGGACTATTTAGTACGGATGAAGGGATTTTATCTCAATTCAAGACAGTCTATAATGGTGCGTCGCTTACTACTGCAGGTTACTGTTTGTGGGACCCGGCGTATGCTGTTAGACGATCCGACGATGATAGGTTCAATACCATATTTTTCTCCACCACTACACCAGCCACTCGGCCGATTAATACCGCAGCCAATCCTTTCGGAACTGGTATATCGACAGACGCCGAGGGCTTCGCTATGGATACCGGTGCCGCTAATTTTATGGCTGCAGGCTCGGCTTCCAATTGGCGTTGTGTAGGAGCGTGCATGAGAGTAACTTACACAGGGGCAGCAATTAATATGTCAGGCAGATTAGGCTATGTCGAGAATGTAGCCGCAGAGACAGTTCTCCATGCAAATGGAGCGGATCCGATCTCAGTTAATGAGTTATTCGCGATTTCGTCAAAGACTGCTCGAGTGCGGGACGACACAGCGGAAGTGACGTACAGACCATACGACGGAGCTACGAATTTCAAAAGCGATAAAGACTCCTGTTTTTATTCACCTGACGACGCGGTGAATGTTACTACAGTTGAAGCTGATGCTAGGAGATTCGGTTCCAGAATGTGTGGGTTTGTGTGGGACGGAGTGGATGATACGGACAATTTGTTCTTTGAATTCATTCAAAATGTGGAATGGAAGCCTGAGGCTGAGCAAGGCTTCGTTTCACAAGCACCTGCACAAGTACAAGAACCCGGCTTTTATTCCAA